CTTCAACAATAAGCTTTCCATATTCAGTATAAACATGAAGTTCATTTTTACTAAATCCCGCAAGTGCTATTTCTAGTATTGACTCAACATTATTTACGTGAATAAGATTGTAGGGTGGGTAATTTGTAGTGGTTTCATAAGAATTGAAAAATCTATCTAGGTATGAATCCATACCAATTCCATTCTTAGAAATAATCTTCATCAATTCTGGAAGATTAGCAGTGTGATACTTTTGTAAGTAAGTCATAGTTCTCCTTAGTAAGCGAGTGTGAATTTTGTCCCCGAAGGCGACACTACTAATTATAACACTTTACATAAAAAAAGAGGTGGTATAAACCACCCCTACTTAAAAACAAACACTTAAATTAAAGAGGGAGGTTGGATTCCTGTATACCAACAAACAACGGGCATTACTACAGAAAGTAAATACGTTGTTGCCTGAGTCCTACTTGGTTGAGTAGTTCTGTCTTGCGACAGCGAGCACCACCTCTGACTCATCACCTTAACCAGCGGTTGCCAGTAAGTTTATTCAGTCACTCCCATGTTGCGTCCAACAAATATAGTATAACACAAAAAAAGAGGTTGTCAACCCCCTTCATCTGTTTTCTTTTTTTTAGCACCAATATTGTATTTTGTTTCTAAAATCCAATCTCCTTTATCTTTATATGACAATACTTTAATTTGATTTAAAGGTGCAATATCTTGTATGCGAACTACATCGACAACACCAACCAGTCCCCAATCAGCAAGAAGCTGAGCAATACGGTTGCGACGCTGAACATCATTAGGAGTAAGGTTAGCGTGTTTTCCATCAAGAGCAAAAAGTTCTTTAAAGTGGACAAGATAATACCTTCCCTGTTTATGAAG